GAACAAATGACGGCAACAAAGCAAAGGCTATTCAAAAAAGGCCTTATGCGGCGTTATCGTCTTTTATTTAGCCTAAAATCAAGTATTTCTGAAATGGATAACTCCGATTTGAAAGGCTTACGTGTAATATTTACGCCTAATCTACCTAAAGCCATTCTGGAAGAGTTGAAATCTTTGGTTGATGCTGGAGCTGAACTCAGTCAAGAGACGATCTTAGGACTCGCTTCTTTTGTTCCAGATGTACAGGCAGAGTTGAAACGAGTAAATAAAGAAACGCAAAAGCAGATTGGCATTTTTGATTCAGATGGTGAAGAAGTAATTAACAACAAAAAAGATGAAACAGGGGGGTGATTAAATGAACTCCCAAGAATATTGGATCAAACGGGAAAAGGAATGGCAAAAGCAACAAATTAAAGATGATAAAAAGCGCATGGCAGAAATTAAAAGTCGCATGCAATACGCACAAGATGCGATACAAAAAGAAATAGACGCGCAGTGGGACAGTTTCTCCAATGGCCAGAAAATCACTCGTAGCGAAGCGATGAAGCGTGCTAGTGAAATGGATGTCAAAGCATTCGCTCGCAAAGCAAAGAAGTATGTCAAAGAGAAAGATTTTTCTCCTACAGCAAACCAAGAATTAAAGCTATACAATCTTACGATGCGTGTAAATAGATTAGAGCTCTTAAAAGCTAATATCGGGCTTGAATTGATTTCACTGTTTAATGAATTGGATAAGTACTTTTCGAATGAATTAACAAAAGCTGGTTTAGCTGAATTGAAGAGACAAGCCGGTATTTTAGAAATGACTATTGCTTCAAGTGGATATGCAAAGCTGATAGAACTAGTAATAAACAGCTCCTTTTTGAGTGATGACGTGTCTTTTAGTGATCGCTTATGGATGTATCAATCTGAATTGAAATCAGAATTAGATAGGTTGTTAGTCAGAAGTATAACGATGGGGAAAAATCCCAAGCAACTTGCATCTAAATTGGCAGAATATTTAACAGCTGAAGGACGAGAAAACACTAAGTTCAACACTCAACGTTTGATGGTGACTGAAACGACTAGAGTTCAGGTAGGGATTCAAGAACGAAGTTATAGAGATGCAGGCATTACCCAGTACATCTATATAGCAGAACCAACGGCGTGCAAACTATGTATACCGTTAAATAATCAAGTTTTTGATGTTGCCGATATGCAGCCAGGAAGTAACGCTCCTAATATGCATCCATTTTGTCGATGCAGTACAGCACCTTATATAGAACGAATATCAAGCCGTTAACACAAATTAACGGCTTTTTATTGTGCCTTCTTACAGCTTACAGGCGTTAAAGAGAAAGCTATTTTCGGCTGACCGGCGTAACTGGTCAAATTTATCGGGTAGCGGCGTAACCGTGGAGGATTAATCATGAAAAAACGTTTATTTATGCCAATGAACTTACAATTTTTTTCTGAACCAGGAGATGGTGGATCTGGTGATGAGGGACAACAAGGAAACCTACCAGCTGGCTCACAAGAGACACCGCCCGAAGCAAAAGAAGAAAACAATACTGGCAAAACATTTTCTCGTGATGAAGTAGCGAAAATGATCGCTGCTGAGACGAATAAAGCAAAAGCAGCGTGGGAAAAAGAACTAGCAGCAAAAAAAGAAGAAGCTAAAAAGCTGGCAAAAATGAATGCGGAAGAAAAACTACAGCATGAGTTGGAGCAAAAAGAAGCTGAAATCGCTGAATTAAAGCGTGGACAGGCACTATCTGAAATGACGAAAGAAGCTTCTAAAATGCTGACAGATGCAAATTTACCACACGATGATGATTTACTTGGTCTGATTGTTTCTGATGATGCAGATGCCACAAAACAAGCTGTAGCAGTCATCACTAACTTTGCTTCTTTGATTAAGAGAGAAAACGCAAGACAAACACCACCAAATGAAGGTGGACAATTTACAGCATCGAAAAATACTAAAGAAACAGTGGCTAAACTAGCTGCTAAAAATCGAATTATCAAATAGGAGGAAAACTTAATGAAAAAGAAACAACTTTTACCAATGAACTTGCAAATGTTTGCTCAAACATGGGATCCAGATAATGTCTTGGTATATGAAACGAAAGAGGGAAAAATTCCTGATAAATATAATACGCTCATTTTGAGTGAAGTTATGGAAAATTCTAAGATCATGCAGTTAGCAAAATACGAAGAAATGACTGACAAAGAAAAGAAATTTGAATACTTTGCAGAAGGACCAGGCGCATACTGGGTGGGTGAAGGTGAAAAAATTAAAACGTCTAAACCTAAATGGATGCAAGCTACGATGACTGCAAAAAAACTCGGTGTCATTCTTCCGGTTTCTCGTGAATATTTAAATTATAAATTATCAGATTTCTTTGAGGAGATGCAGCCAAAAATTGCTGAAGCTTTCTATAAAAAATTTGATGCAGCTGCCTTATTAAATAAAGAAAACCCATTTCCTCAGTCACTAGACGGATCAGTTATTAGTGCGGGGAATGTGGTTGAAGGCGGATTGACTTATGATAATATCCTAGCCTTAGAAGACAAGTTAGCAGAAAATGAATTCGAACCTAATGCGTTTATTTCAAACCGAAAAAATCGTACAGAATTACGTTCTGCAGCTCAAACAGTCGGGTCAAATGTTGAGTTTATTTATGATCGCTCTACTAATACAATTGACGGATTACCAGTAGTAGACCTTAAGTCTTTAGATAAAGGAACACTTTACGCTGGAGACTTTAATTACATGTTTTATGGGATCCCATATAATATTTCATTTAAGATTTCTGAAGAAGCCCAATTGTCTACTTTAACTAATGAAGATGGAACCCCAGTTAACTTGTTTGAGCAAGAACTGATTGCTTTGCGTGCAACAATGGATGTTGGATTTATGATTGTAAAAGATGAAGCATTTGGGAAGATTTCCCCAAAAGCGTAACGCCTGCTACCGGTATTGTGCCAAATCAAAAGACATGGACCGGTAAAGTAGGCGATACTAAAACATTTACTATTTCAGCTGTGCCTGCAGATGCTAGCGATGCAGCTGCTGTTGTTGCAGCTACTACAGCAACTTCAAGTGATGGAGCTATCGCAACAGTGACCAAAAATGAAAATGGTGGTTTTGATGGAACGATTGCAGCAGAAGGGTCAGCAACATTCACATTTACTTCTGGAGAATTCACTACTTCAATCAATGTGACAGGTCAACCTGCTAGTTAGGAAGTAAAAATATGATGATTGCAGATGATATTAAAAAACTTCTTAAAGGAACAATAGATGAAAAGCTTGAAGTTATTGAGCGAAGAACGAATGAGCGTATGAAAACCTTGTTAAATACGCAAGAAGTTCCTAAAGAATTTGAAACAGTTGTATATGAAGTATCGTTGAAAAGATTCAATAGAATTGGTCAAGAAGGTATGCAGTCATATTCTCAAGAAGGTTTATCTATGGCTTTTCCTGACTCGGATTTTTCAGAGTATCAAAATGAGATTGATGAATTTAAGCGTAAAGATCAGGAAGAGTTGTACAAGCCAAAGCGAGGGAGGTTTAAATTTGTATGAGATTTACAGATGAAATTATATTTGTTAAACGTTCATCTGACTCTAAATATGATCCAGATCTCGGTGAGTGGGTTGAAGGCAAACCAGAAAGAACAAGAACAGAGGCAAACGTGACAGATATTGGCACTGATAGAAGTGTGACTATTTTTGGTAGTGTGGAAGAAGGGGCGAAGGTCATTAGGACGCAGCCTCTTTTTTCTATCCCTACATTTGACTATATCGAGATTGAAGGAAAGACTTGGCAACAAAAAACAGCTAGAAATCCAGCATATAGAAATAGTTTAATTGTGCAAGAGGTGGTTCTTGATGAAGGCACAACTTGAATATAAAGGAATCGATCAGCTGATGCGACATCTGAAAAAAGCAGCAACGCTTAATGACGTTCAAAAAGTCGTGAAAAGTAATACTGCTGAAATGACTGAACGAATGCAAAAAGGTGCGCCAGTGGATACAGGTTACTTACGAAGATCAATAAACATGAATCTTTTAGAAGCTGGTTTAACTGGTATTGTAGGACCGACAGCAGATTATGCACCTTATGTAGAATATGGCACTCGATTTATGTCGGCACAGCCTTATGTTAGACCAGCGTTTAATTACCAAAAAGTCAAATTTATGGCTGAAATGAAAGCCTTGGTGAAATGATGATTAAGACAAGAGATCAATCAATTTTTGATGAACTTTTTAAAATATCCCAAAACAAACTTGGATATAAAACATACGATTACAAAACTTTAGAGGATGTTGGTTATCCTTTTGTGGAATTTGAGAACACTCAGACAATCCATGAAGTAAATAAAACTGACATTAAAGGGTCTGTGATTGTGGTTTTATCCGTTTGGGGATTACAGAAGAAACGAAAGCAGTTGTCAGATATGGCATCTGCTCTTTTTAATGAAGCTAGATTGATAGAAGCCACAGAAGGCTATTATTGGGCTTTAAATTATCAAGCAAGTGGAATTCAAGTGATGGACGACACAACAACGAATACACCGCTAAAACGGGCGGTTGTCACACTTGAATTTAGAATTAGATAGGAGGAAGAACATGGAAGCATTAAAAGGTATTGATGTCATTTTGCTTTATCGCTTATTGAAAAAAGAAACTCAGGAAGCCGCTTGGAAAATGGCATTTCAAACAGAACACGAAAATGGTTTATCAAGAGATTCAGACTCTACAGTGACAAAAGATGGAAACGTTCAAAGTTTAAGCCCGGTTGAATATGATTTTTCGGCTACTTCAATAGTTGCTAAAGGAGATTCTCATGTAGATGAAATGAAACAAGCTTTATTAAATGGGGATATCATTGAAATTTGGGAAATTAATAAAGCAGAACAGGGAACAGATGATAATGCAAATAAGTACAAAGCTACTTATTACCAAGCATATGTGTCTGAATTTACTCCATCGGCTGCTGCAGAGGATAACGTTGAATTAAGTTTATCATTTGCAGTAAATGGTGTTGGTCAAGATGGTTATGCAACCTTGACAGAAGATCAAGCCGATGTTGTTCAATATGCATTCAAAGATACCGTGAAAGCAACTTCGACAGGAGCATAAGAGGGCTTAGATGCTCTCTTTTTTATTTTAGGAGGATGAAAAACATTGAAATTAAAAATTAAAGGTAAAGAATATTCGTTTAAATTTGGCACTAAATTTGTACGTGAATTAGATAAAGTGATGCCTTTCGTCGATGGAAATATGGAATTTGGAATGGGACTCTCCGCAAAAGTCTTACCAGAGCTACGTTCTTATAACGTTAACACGTTATCACGAGTTCTGGAAATAGCAAATAGAACTGAAGATGAATCTATTACATTAGATGAATTGGATGATTACATCGATGAAGTTAAAGACATTGAAAAATTGTTTGATGAAGTCCTAAAAGAATTGGCGGAGTCGAACGCGGGAAAGTTAGCGGTCCGAAACCTGAATCAGAAATTGAAAGAAGCGGAAAAACAACAAGTGGAATAGATTCTGCACTGGCATACGAACAAATTCTTATCAATTCTTTTCGATATTTGGGAATGACCAATATCTCAGATATCGAAAGAATGACGTTATATGAATACAACATTCGTATGACTGCAGCCCAGTTATCTTGGCTTGACAAAGAAAAGTTGATTCACGAATTAGCGTGGGCAAATCAGCAAGTCCAAGCGGAGAAAAAAGTAGGCAAAAAGACAGTTCCTGTATATCGATCCTTTGAAGAATTCTTCAATTATCAAAAAATCGAAGATTCAATCATGGGAGTTTCCGAACTTTCAAAACAAGATAAAAAATTCCAAAGCTTACTAACTAAAGCTAACTCTTGAGGAAAGGAGGAGAATCATGGAACAATTTTCTGTTGAAGCCTTATTAAAAGCCACAGATAGTGGATTTGTAAAGACTTTTAAAGATGCACAAGATGCTGTTAAAACTTTTGAAAAGAATTCAAATAGTATGACAACCGCTGTTGGTAAAGTGATGCAAGGTACTGGTGCCGCAATGACAAAGTATATTACCACTCCTCTTATAGGAGTAGGCGTAGCAGCTGCTAAAGTTGGTGGCGACTTCGAAGCACAAATGAGTCGTGTAAAAGCTATATCAGGAGCAACCGGCGACACATTCGAACAGATGAAACAGCAAGCGATTGATCTAGGAGCAAAAACTGCTTTTAGCGCAAAAGAATCAGCTGCTGGAATGGAAAACTTAGCTTCTGCTGGATTTAGCGCACAAGAAATCATGAAAGCAATGCCGGGTCTTTTAGACTTAGCAGCTGTATCTGGAGGGGATGTGGCTCTAGCTTCTGAAAATACTGCTACTGCTTTGAGAGGATTTGGTTTAGAAGCAAGTGAAGCAGGACATGTCGCTGATGTATTTGCTCGTGCTGCTGCGGATACCAATGCTGAAGTTGGAGACATGGGAGAAGCATTGAAGTATGTTGCTCCTGTAGCTAATTCAATGGGGATTTCTTTGGAAGAAACTGCAGCAGCTATTGGTATTATGAGTGACGCAGGCATTAAGGGTTCTCAAGCAGGTACAACGTTGCGAGGAGCATTGTCTAGGTTAGCAAGGCCAACAAAGGCTATGCAAGATACAATGGATAATTTAGGTGTTTCGTTTTATGATGCTGACGGTAAAATGAAACCTTTAAAAACTCAAGTAGAATTACTTAAAAAAGCTTTTGAAGGCCTGACGCCTGAACAACAACAAAATGCTTTAGTAACACTATATGGGCAAGAATCATTATCAGGGATGATGGCTTTGATTGATAAAGGACCTGATTCATTGGGCAAATTAACAAAATCTCTGAAAGATTCTGATGGTGCAGCTGACGATATGGCTCGGACCATGCAAGATAATATGAATTCTTCCATCGAGCAAATGTTTGGAGCTTTTGAGTCAGCAGCTATTGTAATTCAAAAGATTCTAGCACCATCCATCAAAAAAGTAGCAGATGCCATATCCGGCTTAGTAGAAAAATTTGTAAGTGCTCCAGAATCAACTCAAAAATTAGTAGTGGCCATAGGAGCAATTGTCGCTGCTATAGGACCGTTAATTTTTATGATTGGTTCAGTAATTATATGGATCAATAGGGTGAAAGTAGCTTTTAAAGCTTTAAGTGAAAGTTCAAAATTGTTTAGTGGATTAAGTAAAGCAATGGGTCTTCTTACAAATCCGGTTTTTCTGGTTATAGCTGCGGTAGCACTACTCGTTGTAGGTTTCATCTATCTTTGGAATACGAGTGAAGATTTTAGAAACTTTTGGATTGGCTTATGGGAGGGAATCAAGTCTGCTGTAAGCTCGGCAGTAGAATGGATTCAGAATGCATGGAAATCTACAGGAGAATGGTTTAACAATTTATGGAAGTCCATTAAAGAAGGCGCAGACAATGTTTGGACTACAGTTCAAGAAGCCCCTGGGAAAGCGGCAGATTGGATTAAAAACAAATGGACTGGAACAAAAGAGTTCTTTTCAAATTTATGGTCAAGTATTGCAAACTCTGCTTCAGAGATTTGGAATAGTTTAAAAGAAGGTGTCATATCAGTTATTGATGATTTAGTTTCAAGTGCTGGTGAAAAATGGGAAGGGTTTAAAAATACTATATCTACTGCATGGAAAACAATTACAAGTAAAATCAAATCTGGTTTTGATTTTATACTAAAATATATTGGTCCATTTGTAAGTAGCTTTTCAGATGTGTTCTCTAATATAGTGAAAGCAATAACAAGTATATTTGCTGAGGTTAAAAACATAATAGTAAATGCTTGGGAAATCATTAAGTCTTTAATAGCTGCGCCACTACTGTTTATTATAGATTTAATTACTGGTGACTTCGAACAAATGAAAGAGGATTTAGATCTAATCTGGAACACACTTGTCCAATCAGTGGTAAATATTTGGACATCTGTAAAAAATATATTTACGGAATATATCGGTGCAATAGTAAATAGTGCCGTTAGTTTATGGACTGGATTCATACAAAGTATTTCTAATATTTGGAATGAAGTAGTTTATCAAGCGACTATGATTTGGATTGATTTGAAACTATTTTTTACTAATTTATGGATTGATATTAAATACAGTGCAATTCAAATGTGGATAAATCTAAAATTCTCCATAATTCAAACTTGGATTGATACAAAATATGGTGCAATTGAACTTTGGAATAATCTAAAACAATGGTTTTTCCAAACGGTTAATAATATCGTGCAAACTCTTATAAAAAGTTGGAACAGCTTAAAGCAAGGAACGATAGATTTATTCAACAATACAGTTCAAGGTGCTAAAGACATTTGGACTTCATTCAAATCTTGGATTGGTGATTTAATTACTGGAACCAAAGATAACATCATTCAGGGATGGGAAAACCTAAAACAAGGTACTATAGATACTTTCAACAATTTAGTAAATGGTGCTCAAGAGGCATGGGATAATTTAGTAAATGCTGTTAGTGACACGGTTGATAGAGTAACTGGCTGGTTTGATAACTTGAAAAATATCGATTTACTAGCAGCCGGAAAAGCTATCATGGATAGTTTTCTAGAAGGGTTACAAAATGCATGGAAATCTGTGCAAGATTTTGTTGGAGGTATTGGTGATTGGATTCGTGAACACAAAGGACCTATCCAATACGATAGAAAGCTATTGATTCCAGCTGGTCAGGCTATTATGAACGGTCTGAATAAAGGTCTGACAGGAGGATTCAATGACGTACAGAATACTGTTGGAAGTATGGCAGACTTTATCGCGGAACTTTTCAATGCAAATTCTGATGTAGATATAGCTGCAAATTTGAAAAATGCAAATAAAAACATTGGTGCACAAGTTGAACATAAAATAAATATGGGTGGCTCTACTAAACCAGCTGTATTTAAAATCAATCTTGGAAGACAATCGTTTAGATTGTTTATGGACGATATTTCACAAGCTATGGGCGAAGGTGCAGATATTAATCTGGAATTTTAGGAGGGAATATTTTGGATCAACGAGAAAATAAAATGTACTCATTCAAAGATACAACCATTAATCTCACTAGTTCTAAACGATTCCTTCCGACGTCTGCCATGATGTACGATGGAATGTATTTAGAAGATTTGATTGATGGTTATCAAACACTTACGGTGGAAGGTAGAGAAATGCTTTCTGTAGAAGTTGAACAGCAAGAGATACAAATTGGTTCAATCATTACAAATCAGAAAATACCTTCAAGAACACTAAAAATAACATATAAGCTGGAAGATAGAGATCCAGAAAAACTACAGTTTAAATTCAAAGAACTGTTGAATTATTTATACCGGAATGAAGACGTGGAAATTAGGTTTCATGATGAATTAGATTATTATTACTACGGTCGCTATACATCAACTGATACTGTTCCAGGAGACTCCAACTCGATTATTTCGAGTTTTAATGTATTCTGTGCGGATCCACTAAAGTATACGAAAGAGTGTGTTAGTGATGGCTATATTGGAAATCCGATACAGTTTCCTATAACACCAAGAAAAATTGAAGTTACTTTATCCATGAATAATTCAATCAAAATTACAAACGGAGAACAAAATATCACGATAACTGACGCGGCAATAAAAACAGGAGACGTGTTGGTTTTTGATTTTTCCGATGAGCAGGTAACTGTAAACGGAGAAGATTGTACTTCTATGATTGATTTAGAAAGTGATTTTGAGAACTTTTATCTTAAGCAAGGTCAGAAGATAACTAGCAATAATGGGAAGCTTAAAATATTCTATAGGGGGGCGACAATTTGAGTGAGACAGTTTATTTCTTTGATCACTTGCAAAAACTTATTAAAAGAAAAAATACAAGAAGTTTGATTGAAGTCTCCCAAGAAAAAGAAATTAGTTCTGATAAGAGTGATCTAATGAAAGATACTCTTTACGTTACGACAAAATATGATAAAGAAATAGAGGATGCAAGATATATGGCGATTCGTGAAAACGAGTCGTCTTTTTCGTTGTATCGAATTACTAAAGTTAGCGACCCATTTGAAACATTAGAGTTTACAGGGTTAGGATTTGCGACAAATGAATTAGATGCTTACATCATCAAAGATATTAGGCCGAGTGGGCAGCCCTTAAAAAATGTTCTTGATCGATTGATTGAATTTACTGAAGGAAATTGGCGCGTTGGTCACGTAGAAGCAATGTTACCAACAGTAACTGCAACTTTTTACTATGTCTCTGTAAAAGAAGCGTTGAAAGAATTGCAAACCTTAGGTATGGAATTTGTCTTTAGGTGTTCTTTGAATTCTGATGGAATAAAGGATAAATGGATCGAAGTATATGAACAAATTGGCGAAGAATCGAATACACGTTTCGTATATGGTAGTAAAGCATTAACAGTTGTAAGAGAGATAGATAGAAGCTCAATCTCAACTTCAATGATAGGTCGTGGGCGAGGCGAAGAGGTTGGTGACGGTTACGGTAGAAGAATTGAATTCACTGATGTTGAATGGAAAAAGTCGAATGGTGATCCTTTAGATAAGCCTAAAGGCCAAAATTGGCTTGAAGATCCGGAATCAACTCAAAAGTATGGGATACCACAAAAAGATGGATCAATGAGAAAACGAGAAACCGTAGTAGTGTTTGATGATATAGATGATCCAACAGATTTACTTAAAAATACTTATTCAACCTTAATCGATTCTGCTAGACCGTTAGTACAATTCAAAGCTGAAGTCACTGGAGGAGATGTGATAGGAAATACAGTGACTATTCACAGATACGATAAAGGTTATCACTATAAAACTCGTATTTATAAAACTACATTCAATCGGCTTACCGGTCAAACGAATATCGAACTAGGGGATAATTTAACACAAGATGTTAGAAAACAAACGGCTTCTATTGTCAATAATATTAATAGTTTAGAATCTAGCAAAATGACATTTTACGAATCGACAGAGATTGGAAAATATCAAGATGACATTATGCGAGGTGCAGGAGATAATGGCGGTTCTATTTATTGGGTAAATGGAATTGAAGCTGGTGTTAGTGATAGTAGAGAAATCTATGAAACTGTTTATATGGATGGACCTAACATTCCTAGATCACGCTTTTTTATGGTCCAAAATAACTCAGGGATATCTTTCAAACAATGTAAAAAAGGTGAGTGGCAAACAATTCAAGATGTACACAATGGTGATAGCACGACCGCTTGGACGTTGGATGGAACTTTCAATGCTAATTTTATTCGCGCAGGCATTCTGTCTGGTATCCTCGTGCAAGGGGTAGCTTTAAAAACATTTGACGATAAAGATTTCCAATTAGTGGCAGAGGGGGGAGAACTTTCTTTTGAAAAACAAGTCAAGTCTACTGGACTAGATGATGTACATGGAGAACGCTTGGGCTCAATTGTATCTACTTATGGTTCTAAAGGGATTAACGGCTTTGCTGTCTGGAAAGAGCCAAACTATATTTTTTCCATTAATGCTGGGGACGGTGGCGATCGAGGGAATCCTATTTTTCAAATTCCAGCAGATGTTACTGCTGATAAGCGCAAATATAATCTTTATGGTGACGGCAATTTTTCAGAAGGAAATATAACCATAGATGGACGGCTAGATGTAAAAGAACTCTATGTTAACGGTACAAAAATTGACACTAATGGAGGAGGCAATTCCGGAGGGAACGATAACGGTTGGAACGGACAATACCCACCAGAAGTAACTACTGATCGGGATAAACGATATTGGCAAATTTGGGCAACGGCAATAGGTGCCGGTTTTACACAACAAGCTGCTGCAGCCTTACTTGGAAATGCACAAGGAGAATCAGATGCTAATCCAACCGCTGATGAGGGCAATGGCGCACCAGGGTTCGGTTATGGTGTATGGCAATGGACCGATTCTTCTGGCGCAACTAGCGGACGTGTCTACATGATCAATTTAATGACAAAGGCTGGCATCAGTGATGATCCAGACACAATCACGGCACAGTTTAAATTGTTGATGTGGCATGCACCAAATGGTCAATGGATCGCAACTAGCGCTTATCCTTACACATGGACACAATTCATGAATCTGACCGATATCAACACAGCAGCACAAGCATTCGTGGCTAACTTTGAACGTCCACGTGATCCACATCCAGAACGGACGGCATGGTCACAAGAATGGTATGACAAGTTCAAAGATTTGGAAATTCCTGTATCAAAAGGATATATGAAGCCGATTGCGGATCCAATCACAGTGACGAGCGAATTTGGCTGGCGCACTTCTCCAATCACAGGAGCACAAGAATTTCATAACGGTATTGACCTTGTAAATGGAAATCCTAATACACCTATTTTTGCTTCAGCGGATGGCGAAGTGATTGTTGCAGGTGATGCAAATTACTTTGACTGGTATGGAAATTGGACAGTGATTAAACACGCTGATGGAATGTATACAGGATACGCGCATCAAAGCCGAGTAGACGTCTCAAAAGGTCAGAAGGTAACTGCTGGTCAGCAAATTGGACTGATGGGGACAACAGGACCATCCACTGGAGAACATCTTCATTTTCAATTTATGGATGAGTTTTATCCATCTTCTTCAGGTCATTTCCACAATGCAAGAGACTACATCGATTTCTAAAGGAGGGATAGTCATGGCAGAAACGCAGCATAAAATGGTCCTATCCACCACCGAACCAAACAACGGAATAAATTTGGTTCGAATTCGGCAAGGGGATGTTTTAACGCAAAAGTTCGTTGTTGAAGTGGTGGAACATGGCAAACTAAAAACATTCGAGGGCCTAGTGCCGTTTTTTATTAATACAACAAAATTTGGCGAAAACCAACCTGTTGAACAAAAAGTACAAGAATACAGTCCAGCGCAAGCAAGGCTTGTTTACACCTTAAGTGAGCCTGACTGGCAATGGGGTGGTGAAAACACCGCACATTTCAGTTTCCGATCACTTAATGGTGATGGAACTTGGAGTGAACAATTTAGCACACAGGATTTTACCTATCGAGTCATTTCTGGAATATCTAGAAGCCAGTTACGTGACTCTGGCTATGTGTGGACATTTGAGGATTTGCTAAGAAAATTCAAAGATTACATGGATCAGGGCAAAAATGACTGGGAGCAGTGGTTAGAAGATAATCGTGAAATACTGGAAAATATCGATCCAGGTGGTATGATCATTAACATTCTGAATGAAGCTAAAGGCGACTACGAATCATTAGCTGATCGTTTAAACCAAAAATACCAAGTGCCAGTCGGCAGCTCACAAATTAGAGAAACAACACGCTTTTTTGATTACGACACGATGAAATACGTTGACCTAGTGCCGCGCAATTTGAATACGGTTGTCAACAGTGTTAATAACAGCAAATTTAACTTTTCTTTCATTACAGACATTCACGCAGATAATCACAACTTGCGTATAGATGGCGTCGGTTACAAAGATGCTTCTTATTTAAGACATTGGCGCGCAATCCCTCAATTTCAAAAATTAGGGAACAAAACAGATGTGATGATTTACGGCGGAGACAATATCGACGGCGGACTTGGTTCACTCGGCAGCGATATAGGCATTATTGATGAATGGAGCGCGCGACATTCCATGTTAGGCACGCTCAAACGCTTCACTAACGCAGCGGTAGCAGGACAAGAAAAACCGGTTATTATCTGCAAAGGGAATCACGACGCTTGTTTCGACCCCGCGTGGCGCAAGCGAAAGGGAATGTTATGCAACGCTGACTTCGAAGAGTATTGGAACGGTTTGTACGGTGGCGTGTTGTTCCCAGATAAAAACGCAGCAATTTACCGTTTCGATACTTGTGATTTTTATGAAGGCGGCACAGGCGACAAGTACGTGGACGGTTACAGCGATACAGCGCCGGGAGCTTTCAGTGCCAAACAAATTAACGCTTTCGGAGAATGGTTAGTGAACGTTCCGAGAAACTATCATGTGGCGTTAGTAGGACATACGCCTTTAGGTCTCAGCAAGTTTCCCGTTCGCAATGAAAACATGATTAGCACGTTGATAGAAGGGTTTAAATCTGGTAGTCCGGTAACTATCGATTGGTCTAAATTAGGACAACCGAATGACGGTTCGTTCGGCGGATTAAAGACCTTCGCAATGAATACAAAAGGCGCCGGCGTTGTAGTAGGTTATTTCTGCGGGCATTGGCACGAACAAGTCGAAGGGGCGTTTGGAACAGTAAAAATGATTCTTTGCGACGTCGGCTTCTCTCATACAGCTAGCCAAGTTGATACACCGGATGAATTAGCGTTTTATAAAATAGAAGTTGACACAGCAACAAGAAAAGTGACAAGCAAAGGCGTAGGGCGCGCGAGAGACTTCACTTATAACTATTAAGGCGGTGAACAATTAAATGTTAGATTTTCAAAGCAAACCAAATATTTTTGAAGAAATGAGTTATGAAGAGGCTGTGAAATGGTTATTGCGTCAAGCGGCTATCCATTACGACGGCTCGGATCACGACGCGCACGTCCTAGCTACTGAAAGCAACGCGGGCTTTGCTACACCGGAAACAGTTATGCAAGCGCGTGGGCGTTGGTTACGCGATTATAAGCTACCACAAAAATATCCGAACATTTTAGACATTCCGCCCGGCAAATACGCAACCAAAGCCGGATGGGGCGCAGACAACCCTGACGGGATTGAAGATGACAGTTTTGTTGAAATGATGGTATTCGCGGATCACGATTCGAGAAAATTAATCGTCGCTTTTGCTCGTTATAGCGGCGAAATTTACATCAAAATGACACATAACAGCGAACCGGTAGAGGGTTATAACTCGTTAGGCTGGCGGCGCGTTTACACTACTTCTGTTCTTTTTGAAGGCGAATTAAGAAAAGGACAATCAGTCAATCTGCCAGATGATACTTTCCGTTACCAAACGCTTCGTATCCACTACACAGACGGTGACGGAGACTTTGTAGAAGAAGTGAAACGTCAAAGATACGCGCGAATTACAAAAGCGAATTTATGGAATGGAGACGCGGGAGTGACGTTCATCGAATTTGAGCTGACAATCGAAGCGCGAAAGATAACGATGTCAAACGGCAGAGCTTTAGATATTTCATCCGGCAATGTTTCCAATCCCGCAATGAGCAACAACGTGAAAATAACTAAGATTGAAGGTGTGAAATAATGGCGCATGTCATCAAAAAAGGCTCTATCAAAGTACCTACACAGCCGAAAGACTACGATTTGCAAGCAACGGGGCTTGTATTTAAATCATACGATAATCAAATAGCGTTAGAGTTCAACGTCGAACAACAGAACGGCACACCGGCGGACTTGCTAGGAGCTAACTTGCGCTTGTTGATGTTTATCTATGATGAAGTAGATGGAATGATCACGAAAGAGCCAATCCCTTTTATCACGAAAAACCTCATCACTGAAAGCTTCTTGAATGGACAGGTCGTATATATCTTGCCAGAAGCGATGAAAGCTTATAACGGTATGGTGGAAGCTTATGTTTACATCGAGTATCCAGACGGATCAACAAGTGATAACTTAGGCTTCACCTTCCGTATGAAGCGTTCAGCAATCGACGGACTAGCGCAAGATAAAGCAGACTACTTTATTGCAGACTTTCAACAATTACTTGATGGAGTCAAACAAGAAGCAACAGATGCTGTTAACGCAGCATTAACAAATGTGGATTCTACGATTGAAAAGGCAAACCAACAAATAAATGAATTTGTAGAGGGAGCCACACAAGCAATTGATCAAACTGTTGACGAGGTAACAGAGCAACTACAAGCTACTCAAACTAAGATTGATACCGTTTCTCAAAACGTTACATCGGCACAAAACAATCTTAAAGCAGTTGAAGACAAGATGAATCAAACCAATCAGCAAATCGGCGACCTCGGCAAGCTGAAAAAGATGTACAGTAACAGCATCGACTTCGGGAATTATGATTATAGTGGGAATCCGAATTTAATGTCCAAACTAAAATCGAGCGATTTTAACGTTGGTTACCACGGGTCACTAACTTCGGATAACGAAAAGCTACATTTTACTTCTGATGGTACAGGAAGCATTATTATGTTTACGCGTATTAATACACCTCAGCTTGCTAGTGGGAAAACCTATACTCTGAGTGCGAAAGTTCGATTTGATGAAGGAACTACAGGAGCTATTGATAAATTACGTTTGGTGTATCGTACATCACCAGGAGAAAAGATATTATTGGAAGCAAATAGTACAAATATTACAACAGATGATGTAGGGAAAGAAATAACAATCAAAGGTACAGCTAACGTTAATTATCAAATCACAAATTTAGATCGATTTTATATGAGTATTAGCTTTGTTGACAGGGATAAAATAAATGGCGGATTTAAGTTGTACGACATCAAAATCGAAGAAGGCTCAACAGCCACCCCATATCAGCCAAACTTACTTGATGACCCTTACTGGCTAGGTAAAGCGCCTTTGGGTGAGAATATTGCTAATAAGTCTGTTACGTTTCCAATCAAATCTAGCGCCTACAGCCTATACCAAGCTAACATGGAAGAAGAATTTGTTTTAGGTCAAACCTATACAATTACCATGAAGGCAACCAAACCACCTATCCAAACGTTCATTGTTTACAACGAGGATAGTGGAGATTATAGATATGGTAACTTAGAGCCAGTAGAAGGGTTAGTTGATACATGGGGTCTGACTTTTACACCGCAGAAGGTTGGAGTTAACTACCCCAAACGGTTAACTATTATCCAGTATCCCCAATCAACAACAGGTGCATGTCAAATTGACTGGCTCAAGATCGAAAAAGGCGACACACGAACCCCGAATATTAGTCAGTTTAAATACTTTGGTGAAGGCTTGAAAGACAGTAACAATCCCAATGATTACAGTTGGGATGTCACACCTGAATATACTGAAAAAGGCTTGAATGATGCTGTTAATGTGTATGATCCTCAGAGAGTTGAAGGTTTGAAAAACTTTGCCGATGGTATTCAAATAGCAGGAGATAAAGTGATCAGTGAAAATGATTGCACTGTTTATACATTAACTAAAGACAACAGTCAATCGTTTATCGATGGGTATGCAACATTTATTAAACACGGAAAAGAAGTTATTGTAAATGGTACAGTAAAGTTCAAAAAAGCTTATGCTTTTGGTGTACCACTTGATGATGAAGTCCCAGATGAATTTGTCGCAAAAATTGTTCATGGCATGCTTACAGGTCCGTCAGGAACAAGTAGTGTATCAAAAGCGATGTACGTGCGAAAAGACTTAGGAACAATTATTACGAATAGCGAATTTGCTGCAAATGAATGGTTTACATTCCATGGTAATTATTGGGTAGGGGAGGAATAAAAATGAAAAATATTTGGAAATACGGACGAACAGGTGGAGAGTATGCTGGACAAGTGCTTGATGATATGGTTATGACTGTTCCATTTACCGATGTTCCACCACTCGAAGGAATTCGTGCTGATGGGGAACCACTAACGATTGCTGATCAGATGTTTGATCCTAAACTGAACCAATGGATTGTTTTAGTGAATGTACTAGATCACAACGATTTAAACAATCTCAAAGCGATGTATGAGTCGTTAGAAAATGAGAACGGCGATTTAAAACAGCTCAACGCCAAACTCATGCTAAGCGATGTAGCGATTAAACAGGAAAATACTGCATTGAAAGAAAAAGCGGATGGTTTAGCACAAATCAATTCAAAAACGATGCTTGCTTCGTTCCAAAATAGCAAAGACATTGCAGAAATTAAAGAGCAACTAAATCCAGCTTCAAAGGGAGGTGAGTAGTATGTTTAGTTTTAGCGATGTGAAAATGATGTATGATTGGGGCTGTTTTACTGACGATCAAGTTCGACTATTCGTTCCACTATGCATTACAGACGAAGAAGCAGAAAAAATCATTAATAAAGATAAGAGCGCATCTTAAGTGATGCGTTTTTATTTAAGGTAAAGGAGTTGTCACATGATTAATTTAGGAGAATGGGGAACAATCGCAGGATCAATCACTGCGATTGTTTCTTTGATTTTATTAGTAATAAGACCAGTCACTGCATCTTTCTCGAAGATTACTGAAACTCTTTCAAAAGTAAGTCACAATTTAGATTTGCTGACTAAAGATTTAGAATCGAGCAAATCAGAT